CTACATCCTCATCCTTGACTAGGACATATGGATGTTCCCTCTCGAATCGATACCCGCGCACCTCGTACACTGGGTTGTTTCGAGTCATCTTCAGCAAAGTGGTGCCATCATCAACAACAGTCTTCGCGGCGGCCCTCTTTGCTGGTGCCTTCTTGGCTGCCTTCTTCGCAGTCTTCTTTGGGGCAATAGAGCCTGAAGAAATTAATCCACCCTCTTCTTCATCCTCATCGTCCTCAGCATCTAGCTTCTCAACTAGGTTTGGGAAACTCAAAGCAATCTCTGAGTCGGTAACCCTGGAACTCTGAATAGTCTCGCGCAACTCATCTTCGGTTGCACCGTCATCTGCTTCTAATACAAATTCGGCAACGATACTCTCTAGTTCCTTCTTGTTCAAATCTTCTAGCGACATTTTATCTCCTCCTATTGGTAATGTCTCAGACAAGTATATCATGCATACGATACAAAGCATGAAGGCCTAGGAAATTAATCCTAGGCCTTCATTTAAGTCATATCAAATCACGCTGCGTAAGCGATGTTCTTTACAACAACGGCTGCTTCACCGTTCTCGACTGCGGTTCCTACACGAGTGAATACGGTGTATTCAATCGCATCCTTCTTTGGCTTGAACTCGCGGTAGACCTTAATCTCACGCTTAACTCCCCAAAGTAGGTTCTGTGGGTCAATCAGCCACAAATCCGCACCACTCTGAACACCCGAAGATGCTGCGTTAGTGTCGTAGTTGTCGAACAAAGGAACTTCCTGTAGAGAGATTCCGAACGGAGCACCGTAGATAGCACCTGCTGGTCCCTGAGTACGTACACCGGTCTCCAATCCTGCCTGAGCAAGGTCAAATGGTGTAACGAAGTCAGTTGAGACCTGCTGTACTGAGAACAGGTAGTCCTGAATCAATGCAGAGTCAACAAGGAATCGTAGGTTCTGGCGTACCATATACTTACGGTCCATGTTCTTCAACGCACGGTTGAAGGTTGCACGGCTAATAGGTGCACCCTGGTTGTCAAGGACAACGGCTCCACCACCATAAGTACCGGCAGCGTTTACAAGACGCTTGCGCCATCCATCGAATGACATTAGTGCTGGGTCAGACGAAGTGGTGTCACCATTAATGGCGATGTCCTCAATGTCGTTAGCAGCCTGTGATGCCATCAGACGTGCGATGTGGTCCTCCAACGCCTCACCCTCAAGGTTGTCCTCAAGAGCATCGGTTGTTAGTTCCCAGTCAAGACGCAACTTGGTGGTAGTAAGGGATACCTTCGAGAAGGTAACTCCTGTGTTAACACCAGTGTCAACACCTTCAGTAGCCTTGCGAACGATGCGGCGACCGATGTTAATCTTGTCAATCTCCTCTTCGTTTGCGCGCATCTTCTTGGTGCGAACAAGTGAACCCAATACAGTCTTGTCCCACATGTAATCAATGAAACGGTTTGACTGCGCGTTGTTTAGCAAACCACCACCATCAGGGGCGGTACCAATATCGCTGGTCTGAATTACCTTTTCTAGCAATTCATTTGTAGTCATAGTTTTCTTTCACCTCACTTTTCCTTTATAAGTATGTTTGTAGTGCATTACAGAATCACATGTTGCGTAGGTTGTCGATTGAGAAAGCGCCGTTCCATTCGCTGCTGTTCTTCTGTACCTTCTCTGTTGACTCAACGTCTCCAGACTTCTTGAAAGACCCCTCGGAATTCAAAGCGTCAAGGCTCTTTTCGAGCGTTGCCTGCTTTGCCTTGGTTGTCCCCAATTCTTCACCAACCTTGGTAATTACTGCTTCAAGGTCGGAAACCTTCTGTAAGAATGACTCTCGGTTCTCATCCAACTTCTTCTCTAGGGCTGCAATAGCCTCGGTTGACTCATTACGGGTCTTCTCTAGTGATTCGTGGACTGCGTCCTTCAATGAATCAATCTTCTTGCTGATTTCAGTATCAGCGTCAGGAGTCTCATCTACCTGCTCTGCGGTTGCCTTGGCCTCTTCGCCTAGGTCATGCTTATCAGGTTCGGTGTTCTCCTCTACATCGGCTACCTCGGAAAGGGCCTCGGCCTTATCCTTCTCTTCATCAACCTCGTTCTCGACGTTGCTGTCCTTAAGGTCTTCCTTCAACTCATCTAGTGGAGTCTTGGCATCCTCATCCTGGGTTGCGTCTGCGGATGTAACAACACCCTCAGACTTCTTCTTGTCTTCTCCCATTTTCTCTACACCTCCTTCGCCTTCGTTATTCGCGGCGTTGGAGCCAAGGAACTTGGTAACTACGTCTCTCACCTTCTCCGCGCGGTCGTCGCCACTCTCGAACCATCCAATATTGCTCATTGTGTTGCCACATGATACGCAGGTTGATTCTTCGGCTGCAACTGACTTGAAGATTTCGTCTGTAGCACAGTAGAAAACGTTCTCGGCAGATACTTCAACCGCCATGCCCTTGACTAGTGTCTGGCCGGATGCTGATTTTGTGATGCTGAAAACATTCGCCAACTGATTGGCTGGATTGTCCACCAATGACAACTCGACTAGGTCGTATGCCTTGATGAATCTAACCATCCTATCCTGTTCCGTTACGAATTCACTGGTAGCATCAGTAATGTTTCCACCAATAGAGAATCCGGTTAGCGTTCCGTCAAGAACCTTCTCCCAGGTATCAGGTGCACCCTTAGAGACATATGCTGTGACGAAGATGCCGCGATAAAACTGTCCATCATGAAAGAATTCCTCTTCCGTGAAGTTTACTATTCTACCGGCCGCGATGTCCTTATGCATTTCGCGCAAGTTACCTCGCGCAGCAGTAAATGCCGCTGCGGATGCCTCGGCTAGTACAACATCGCCCTGGGAATCTACATTATCAAGGGTAGCGAAACCAGATACTAATCTGTTTTCCTGGTCTACCTTTGCAATAGGCATAGACAGACGAATATGATTTCCGTCTGAAACCCAATGACTCTTGACTAATGTGCTCATAGTGTTATATTAACTTGATATGATTCCCAAGGCAAAATTTTGTAACTTATTGTAGGAAGTCATTGGGTAATTCTTTCGTCTCTCTGTAGTTAACTCTTATATTTAGGTATACGAATGCAGCATAGACAGCTATACATATTGATGTGATACCGCCCGTTGACTGCCAATCCCCAAGAAAGTAGCACAACCCAACTATTATCCAGTGCGTGAAGACGACTGCAGCCCCATTGGTTAATGCTCTATATGAGCGCTTGGTCGCACCATAAGCCATCACGGAACCACACAGTAATGCAAAGCACCCCCACGCCCACTCTGGTGCCAGGCTGGCCATAACTGAATACAATGGTGCTCGGACAAACACCGACCACAGGGGATTGACAACCCACAATCCCCATAGAATGGTATATACTCCCAAAATTACTGAAGCGGCTGGGTTGATAGGCTTCAGTAATGCCCCAGCAAGGTGTTCTTTATTGTTCACGATGCTCATTTCCTATATATTATGGCGTTGTTCTGCCGTCTCCCTTTGGATTCCTGGCATTACCAGCGCTATCGGTAGCATTAGCGCTACGAGTAGCATCTCTTGCTCTACCGCCCGCTGGGCTGGCTGATGGTGGCTTAACCTGTACGACCTTGTCGCCACCCTTGAGTCCAGGCAATCCACGGTCAGCACGAATCTCATTCGGAGTACGAATCTGATTCTTAACGTCTCGCTCGTCAATCTTGGACTGAGTGTCAGCATCGGTTAGTGTCATCTCATTCAGGTCAATCTCGAAGGCGTCTGTGAACTCCTTGACCAGGCGGTTGATTTTCTTTTCTGCAATCGCCTGCTCTGGACCACACACCTGCTCCTTAAATGTCTTGTCGGCATCTCGGGCCACGGCTAGCGATGCCGCGTCGGCAACACTGACCTTGGTGATTGGTACTCGATGAGCCATTAGAACGTTTGCCCTGTTGGACTTGTCATAGTTATTGAATGATGAATCTTGGATACCGGCCTCGACTGGCTCAATCTTCAACTCTACCTTGTTCTCACCAGTATCTGGCGGTAGTGGAATATACAATGACCTGTGATTC